CCACAAAAACTATAAACCGTAACATTGCCTCGCGCACGCGCGTAACAACCGGAGATCATCATGGCTCGCAAGTCGGCCGCCGCTCTCGCGGTCGTTGGTGGAACTGACATTGACGGGCGCCCTGGCCCTCCTTCTGATCTGACCGAGTTTCAGGTTGAGGTCTGGGTGCGGACAGTCTCCAATGAATCAGCCGATACCTTCAAGACAGCAGCACTTCAGCAGCTGTTGAAGGAGTATTGCCGGCACGTTGAAACAGCCGATCGCCTGTCAAGAAAAGTCGATCGAGCAACCTGCGAGGGATCGAACATGCCCTTTCAGGAAGTCGAGGCGCTAATCCGGATGCGTGCGCGTGAGACTGCCGCCCTCACGGACAAAGCTACGAAACTCAGGCTGACCAACCAGAGCCGCTATACTCCAGGCGCTGCGGGGACGGCGGCAAAGAACGCTGCTCCAGCGAAGAAGCCTTGGCAAAGCGTGGGTTAAACAGAGCTCAGCGCAACATCGCATGGGTTCAGCAATATTGTAGAGTTCCGGAAGGCAAGGATGTTGGCAAGCCAGTTGTCCTGAGATCATGGCAGCGTAAGGAGATTGAAAAGATTTACGGCTCACCTACGCGGCGGGCAATTATCAGCTTTGGGCGGAAAAACGGGAAAAGTGCGCTAGCTTCCTTCCTGCTTTTGCTTCACCTTTGCGGTCCTGAAGCACGCCCCAATTCGCAGCTATATTCTGCGGCTCAGTCGAGAGAGCAAGCTGCGATCCTGTTCAACCTTGCGGCTAAGTGCGTTCGCATGTCTCCGGACCTTCATTCGGTTATCATAATTCGCGACACGGCCAAGGAATTGGTCTGTGCCGAGATCGGGACGAAGTATCGGGCTCTCTCGGCAGATGCGTCAACCGCTTATGGGTTGAGCCCGGTATTTACGGTTCATGACGAGCTCGGCCAGGTCAAAGGGCCACGGTCGGAACTGTACGAAGCTCTGGAAACCGCTTCCGGAGCGCACGAAGATCCACTCACGGTCATCATCTCTACGCAGGCTCCGACTGACGGAGACTTGCTTTCGATTCTGATCGACGATGCGGAGAAAGGCGAAGATCCGCGGGTTAAGGTCAGTCTCTATTCGGCTGATCCAGATGCTGATCCATTTACCGAAAAGGCGATCAAGCAGGCCAACCCGGCGTTCGGGGATTTCCAGAACGCGAAAGAGACGCTGGCGATGGCGGAAGACGCGCGCCGAATGCCATCGCGGGAGCCCGAGTTTCGCAATCTGATCCTGAACCAGCGCGTCGAGATGAACTCGCCGTTCATTTCGAAGTCGGTTTGGCAATCGTGCGGCGGGGAAGTTTCCGAAGAATGGGAAGGCGAAGAGTTCGCCGGCCTCGATCTTTCTGCCACGGCCGATCTTACGGCGTTCGTTCCGATTTGCTGGGTCAAGGATGCGTGGGAGGTAAAACCCACTTTCTGGCTTCCAGGCGAGGGGCTGAGGGAGAAGGCCAGAACTGACAGGGTGCCTTACGATGTGTGGCACGCTGACGGACAGCTTCAAACGACACCGGGTAGAGCGGTTGAATATGAGTTCGTGGCGCGGTGGATTTACGAGCACTGCGCGATACGGAATTTCAGGATCAAGATCGCCTTCGACCGTTGGGGCATGAAACACCTTCGGCCTTGGTTGTTGAAGGCTGGTTTCAGCGAGGAGCAGATTGAGGCGATATTCGTCGAGTTCGGGCAGGGCTTCCAGTCAATGAGCCCGGCTCTGAGGGACACGGAATCGGCTCTGCTTGCTGGGAAAGTAAGGCACGGCAATCATCCGGTTCTGACGATGTGCGCGGCCAATGCGGTGGTGGCGACTGATCCAGCAGGTGGACGTAAGCTCAATAAAACGAAGTCGGCAACCCGGATTGACGGAATGGTGGCGCTGGCAATGGCGTTCGGGATTGCTCCCGATGTCGTTGAGGCGCCTGCCGCCTACGAAATGATGATCATTTAGGAGGCTCCGATGCAAAATCGCGCCTACTCGAAACTGGAAATCAAGGCGGTCGATGACCGCAAGCGGGTTATTACCGGAACGGCCACAACCCCTTCCGTTGACCGCGTTGGAGACATTATCGATCCGCTCGGCGTTGAGTTTGATAACCCACTTCCGTTTCTGTGGATGCATGACCATCAAACGCCAGTCGGCGAGGTTCGCTTCGACAAGCCGACGAAAGCAGGCATCAATTTCACTGCCGAGTTTGTCCATCCTGACACGGTAGAGTCGGTCACGCTCAAGGATCGGCTTCAGCTCGCGTGGGATTCGGTCAAAACAGGATTGGTTCGCGCCGTCAGTGTTGGCTTTCGCCCGTTGGAGTGGGTGTGGATTGATGGCGGCGGCATCCGATACGACAAGAGCGAAGTATACGAGCTCAGCGGAGTAGTGGTCCCGGCCAACGCCGACGCGCTCATTTCTGGCGTGAAAAGCCTTTATGGCGTCACCGACCTAGACATCGTGAAAGCCGTAGACGCCGAGGCTAGGCGCGAACACGGCGTTCCAGATCCCGAAATTCCAGCCCAGCCCAAGGACGAAGCCGCGACCGGCAAATCCGTCCGTGTGGTGAAGCTGGCACCAGCCCGCGACCGGGCGCCATTCGTCGTGCGCGAGATCAAGCGCACCTGACCCATCGGACAAGCCACGCCGTGAGGCGTCGCGTCCCAGCGCCCCTTCGGGGGCCAGAAGGAACTCAAAATGGCAGACATTGCTGAGCAAATCCGCGCGTTCGAAGAGAAGCGCGCGAGCCTGGTCGCTGCGAACGAAGCGATCATGCAGAAGGCCGCCGATGACGGCTCCACGCTCGACGCCGAGCAGGAAGAGACGTTCGACGGCAACAAGGCCGATCTCGACGCCATCGACAAGCATCTCGACCGTCTCCGTTCAATGGAGAAGCTGGCGGCCACGAAGGCTGTTCCGGTTCAGGGCGGCAACTCGAAAGAGGGCGCCGAGAACCGCGAGGGCAGGATTGTCGTCAAGTCGCAGCCGAAGCTTGAGCAGGGCATCGAGTTCGCCCGGCTCGTCAAGTCTCTCGGCATGGCAAACGGTGATATGGGCCGAGCGGTTCGTATTGCCGAATCCCGCTATGGCGAGGACAGCAACTCAGTCGGCGCCCTCAAGCGCATGTATGAGCGTGGTCAAAATCGCCTCGAATGGGAAGGCCACGAGAAGAGCAACGTTCTCGCCGGCTCGACTCTTTCCGGCAACTGGGCGGCAGACTTGGTGCTTGATGAGGGGGGCTATTTCGCCGACTTCGCCGAGTATCTCCGTCCTGCGACCATCGTTGGGCGGATTCCAGGTCTGCGCCAAATTCCGTTCCGCACCGCTCTGGGAAGTTCGACCAGCGGCGGCGCCGGTTACTGGGTCGGTGAGGGTCTCGCGAAGCCGCTGACTTCGTTCAATTTCGACAAGACATTTCTTGAGCCTCTGAAGTGTGCCAACATCGCGGTCCTGACCGAAGAGCTCCTCATGAGCTCAGCGGCATCTGCCGAGGCGTTGGTCCGCGACGAGCTCCGGAATGCTCTCGTTGAGTTGATTGACGTTGCGTTCATCGATCCGACGAACGGCGGCTCTGCCAACGTGAAGCCGGCATCGGTTGCCAACGGCGCGATTTCGATCGCGGCCAGCGGCACGGGTGACGCAGACGATATCCGTCTCGATATCCGGAACCTGCTTCAGGTGTTCGTCAACAACAACATGGAAGGCACGGCTCCGGTTCTCGTCATGCGGACGGGTACGGCGCTGGGCGCATCCTTCCTGTTCAATGCGCTTGGTCAGTCGGAGTTTCCGAACATCAATATGAACGGAGGCTCGATCCAGGGCATCAACGTGATCACGTCGCAGAACGTGCCGTCCGGTGTCGTGGTGGCTCTCCAGCCCAGCGAAATCTATTTCGCTGACGAAGGCGGGTTCATGATCGACGTAAGCCGCGAGGCTTCGTTGCTGATGACCACAGATGCCAATGCCAACCACAATTCGGTCACGCCGACTCCTTCGCAGGTCGTGTCGATGTTTCAAACGAACTCCGTGGCATTTCGCTGCGAGCGTATCCTGAACTGGGCGCGTCGTCGGTCCAATGCTGCGGTCTATCTGACCGGCGCGGCATGGGGCGGCGCAACCAACACCTAAGCGAGTTAGGGGCGGTCTTCGGGCCGCCCCGTTTTTCAAGGAGTGAGCGCATGGCTCGGCAGACCTTCTACATCACTCGCGAGCAAAGGCACCCGCTCTACAGAACCCGGATGCTGCAAGCTGGTCCGATCGAACTGAATGCTGGAGCTGCTGCGCTGTTTCGCAAGCTCGGTGTTGAAATGAGCGACGAGCAGCCGAAGGCTCCGAAGGTTGAGCAGGTTGATGCCGCTACCGACGAGCCGCAACGCGCTCCACGCAAGAGAGCGACGAGAAGGCCCAAGCCGTGAGTGAATTGGCGATTCCGATGAGCAAGGCAATCGGCAGCGTGACTCTTCACGTTCGGATCACGGGCGTTCGAATTGCAGCTCTTAGGATCAAAGCAGGCACACTGCTCCTGAAATTCGCCGCGTTCGTGATGGGCACTCAAATTGAGATCCATATGGGTGGCGACTTCGACGAGCTACCTCCTCAAGGTCGGCGCAGCTACGATTTCATAGAGGGTCGAGAGATTCCGCGACAGTTAAGCGTGCGGGCAGGAAGCCCGCTCTACGTCAGTAACTTCTTCGATTTCGGCCAGAAGATTGACGTGTTTTTGGATGGTGAAAAGCAGAAGCAAGTCGTCTCCTATGACGCTGACGCAGGTTATGTCCGCGTCAACAAGCTCAACGCTGATGGTAAACCTTTCATTGTCGGTGATGAGGTGGAAACCGAGATTAGAAGAGGGCGGGTTGAACTCCGTCCGCGAGCATGACCGGCTCCCTCGCCTACCGCAAGAATGAGGCGGCAATCCGCCGAGGCGAGGTTCCTGACAAATACACGAGGCTTTTGCCGTTCATCACCGGGGACATGGTTCTTGAGGTCGGTTCGGCTGAGGGCGTCTTGGCACTGTTGCTGGCCCGATCTGGAAAGCGAGTTATCGCTCTTGAGAAGTCGGAGGAGCGCCACGAAGCTGCGGCCAACCTCTATTCGGATTGGCTGGCGCGAGAGGGAAAGTTCACACCTCCGAAGTTCATCAACGGGACCATTGGCGATCGTCTCGACCTACTGAACGGCATCGATACGCTCGTGGCGGTTCGGATGATCTATTATCTGCGGAGCGACATTGACCGCGTGTTTGCGGCGGTTGCTCATGCCGAGGTTCCGACCGTCGTTCTATGCGGCAACAAGAACCGCGCTGCGCGCTGGAGATCCAGTATTCCCGATGACGAAGGCGGCCCCTTCAACTTCTATGCCTCCCGTGAGGGGATGTCTGAGTTGCTCAAGCGGCACGGGTACATGATTAGCGCCGAAGTTGCCGAAGGGGATGAGATTGTCGTCGGTGTGTTGGCGGGCTGATTACCCGACAGTTTCAGGCTCTTCGCCTAGAGTCAGTGCTACCGCCAACACATGAGATGGGTAAATCCTTCGTCTGTTCGTTTCAAGATCACTCCGCATCATGATCTTAGGGGTGAGAAAGATGGCGATTGGGATATCGAGCGCCGTTTTCCAGTAGTGGAAGCAGTGAAGTACAGGGCTATTGTTCAACGTTACTGCGACGGGCTTCCGTGGGAAGAAACCGACCTCTTCGCTGACACATACGCGCGACGGATCAAGTCAGAACCGATCCGGGGCGAAGCGACCATGCAAGATTTGCTCAGGCAGTATTACACCCGCGTTGACGGGATGTTCGACGACCTGAAGCGCAATGGGTTTCGGGCCAACAGCCCACTGCCGAAGTTGCTGATCGGCCGCGATGGCGAAGTGTTCATCGGCAACCAGGGCAACCATCGGCTCGCAATGGCTCAAGTTCTGGGGCTCGATAAATTCGCAGGGGAAGTGATTTGCAGGCATCCGTGCTTGACCGCAGCATAACGGGCGTCCCGCCAATCCCGGCGATGACTACCGATGCCGAGCGCGAATGCTACTACCGCTTGACGAAAGACGCGGCTGGCAAAGGCGAGATCGTCGAGCTCGGCGCGTGGCTTGGAGCTTCGACCGCCTACATCGCGGCAGGGGTTCGCGACAGCGGCGTCCAGACCAAGGCGCACGTTTACGACAAGTTCGAATCCAAGATCGGCCACATCGACAAGGTCAAAGCCTTTTATG